TATAATAATGATAATAATTTTGATAAAATGATAACTATTATAAATGGAACATCAAAAATATCACTTAGAATAGTAGATTGGTTTGTTACAAATTATTCTAAAAAAAATTATATTGTATATGAATTAGATAATGAAAAAAATGAAAGAGTAAAAGTTTATAATGACTATAAATTAAAATTAAAAGCATATAGTAAAAAAAAATTCGATCCTTTTTGTAGATGGGAGAGAATAAATGTTCCATATAAAAATGAAACATGTATTCAAACAACACTAGGGCAATTAAATTTTTTTAAATGGTGTATTGAAAATAAAATATTAGATTATATTGAAGCAAATTATAAAATTATTGAAAATGATATGAATTTAAGAAATACTTCGGCAAAAGTAAAAAATTCCTCATTAAATTCAAATACATCAACAACATCAGTAGAAAGTAGCGATTCTTACTCATCAACCAATTCAAATAATTCGAACAATTCAAATAATTCAAATAATTCAAACAAAACTAGAAAAAAACGCGAAGAACTTTCAAGTAATGCATCAAAATCTATTAAAAAAGAATTTATAATTACAACTGTTGAATTTAATTAAATATAATAACATTTCGTTATATATTATATTATAAAGAAACAAATTATATTAGTTATGGGTAACAATAATAGTATAAATAAAGTCAACTTTGAATATATTCAAAAATGTATAAATTATGGAAACGAAAAAATATTATTAATTAATACATTAGATTATAGTAAACAAGATTGTTTAATAAAAAATTCTATACATGCTTCAAAAGAAGAAGAAATATTAAATAATTGTTTAAAAAACAATAGAGTTATTAAAATTGTAATATATGGAGAAAATTGTACTGATAATAGAGTAATAACTAAATATAATCAATTATATAAATTGGGTTTTGCAAATTTATATGTGTATATTGGGGGTTTATTTGAATGGTTATTATTACAAGATATATACGGAGATGAAGAATTTCCAACTTCATCGAAAATTATAGATATTTTAAAATATAAAGGAACTAGTAACACTAGTATTATTAATAATAATACTATAAATAATAGTTATAAAAAGTGACAAATAAATAGAAGTTTTATAAATTCATATTATTATAATTTAATAATTTATAATAATAAAATGGCTATTAATCATATATTATTAGATTTAGAAGTTATTAAACAATTAGAAGACTACGATAAATTAGGAGTGCTAACTTTACCTGGTTCAACTAAATTATGTGTTGATAGTTTTGGTTATAGAAGTTCAATAACACGTTGGTATAATAATTTTAATAGAGAAGCAAGTATAATCTATCTAGAACAACTAACTAATAATATTGAAAAAACAACCGATTTCATAATTTCAGGACAACACAACGAAGAAGGAGAAACATTAAGAGAGGCAATTGATAGCGCTTTAATTGGATTAGAAAAATTAAAACTAACATATAGTAGCGACTCAATAATAGCAGCTCGAATTATTTTAATAATTAATAAATTGAAAACTTTGTCTAAAAATTTAAAAAACTTTACAAATAATACATATAATTTTATTAATGAAATAGAAAACGCAAATAATGCTAATACTAATACTAATACTAATACTAATACTAATACTTATGATAACAATTCAATTACGCCCATTAATTAATTAAATAATAATATTATATATTTAGTAAGAAATATTTTACTACAAATATATATTCATCTTCAATTTTTTCATAATGATCTAACCCATCAATAATAGTCCAAGCAATATTATAATTAGGTTCTAATAATTTTGAGCATTTTATTTGAAATGCTAAATTATAGACATCATCTTTATTTCCGCTAAAAAAGAACATAGGAGTCGCATAATTGGTTTTTAAATTTATATATTTATACATATAGAGAGATTTAATACAAAATAATCCTCCTAATGGTTGGGGCAGAAACTTCAATATATTAAATAATAATGTTCCTCCTTGTGAAACACCTAGTATAAATATATTTTTATAACTTTTTATAATTACGGCTTCGTTTTTTATAATAGCCACAATTTTTTGTGTTTGTAATAAAAAATCATCACTATTTATTTTATCCAATTTACTCAAATTGTTATAACAAGTATAATAATTATACCATGATTTAACATTATATTGTTTATTATTTGGATAATCTATGTCCATTAGTGGAGACTCAGGCAAAATAAATTTAATATTATTCGCAATTATACAAGTGTTTTTAAAATACTCAATATAATCATTAAAGTATGTAGAATCCGAGAACATAGGATGTAGCATTATAAATGTATATTTGTGTTTTTTAACGCTATTATGTATTATACTATTAATATATGTATTATTAGTATACATAATAATACATAATATTTTATTTATAAACAGCACCACTATACTCAATATAGTCATCAAGTTTACATTTGTTTTTGTTATTTTTGAGGTATTTTATACATTTCTTCTGTTCTCTTTTATATTTGTTATGTGATTTACATGACCTATTATTGTAGTTATGAGTGTTATATTTTACAGCATACTTCTCCATTTTACTATCCATACTTTCATAAGTAGAACATGGTTTATAATTTTTTTTACCCAACCATGATGGACAAAATTCGTCCAACCTGGTTTTATTCATAATATTTAAAAATTCTTGCTCAGTATGTTTTCCAGATTTTTTAGCACCAATTCCATCATATAATATATAGCGTGGTATTTTTTTACTTTTACTTTTACTTTTACTTTTAGTTTTATTTAATAAAGAAGGTGCTTTTTTACGCGATGACATTTTAATATATTAAAATATATTAAAATATATTAAAATATATTAAAATATATTGATTATAAATTAAACAAAATTAAATTTAATTTACGCTTAGTTGATTTTTTCGCATAGTCCAGTTATTTTATTTGGTTTTAACAAGTTTTCTTTTGCTTTTTCTATCCACCATGCGTATTTCTTTAGGTCAATAAACAATTAACCAATCATATATTCAATACTTTCCTTCTCTGTGTTGCGTGCCATGTCTATAAGAGCTTGTTTTGCCTTTGATTTATTAACTTTACCAAAGAGACGCTCGGCTTCAGTTTTTTATTTTAACTTTTTGTAAGACTTGTAATTTTCGTCGCGTTTTGCGTCCTCTAAAAACTGCCTGAATTTTAATAGCATTTCTATTTTTTAACTTTTATTACTTAATGATTGTGGTGATAGCATTTATTATATAATAAAATATTATAAAAAAAGAATCAAAATTCTAAATACTAAATTCTAAATACTAAATACTAAATATAAGATTACAATGTAAATACAAAATCATATACTTTTCTTGTTACTTCGTCGTAAAAATTATTGTCTATAAATTGACTTGTATTTGTTTCTTCGTTTCCATTAATGACTAATATTAACCCTTGTTCAATAGCAACTGGGTTATTTAACCATATATCGTGATAATGATGACAATCTTTTAAATATTCAATAGGAATAGTTTCTCCCAGGCGACCACGTTGTTTTACACGCAAATCACAAATTTCTGGACTAGTTCTAATATAAACTATTTTTAAATCTTGAAAAATAGTTTGAAACTCATTAAACATATTTAAATAAATTATATATTCAATAAGGCTCATTTTCTTAGCCTCATATAGACTTTTTGCGAATACAAATTTGTCTGTATAAACGGAGCGTTCTGTAATAATAACATCGTAATTTTCTTTTAGTGCTTCCTTTAACAACGATAGTCGACTAGTATATGCCATTACTTGAAACGCAAAACTATAGCGCTCATTATTTTCATAAAAGTGCGTAATAATACTTTTTCCGTTAGCATCTCCAATTGATTCCCAAACAGAAATAGGTTCTTGTAAAAAGCAGATTTTACATGTATTACCTTTTGAAGCACAATATTTTGCGAAATTTTTCTCAAAATAACGTACAACACTCGATTTTCCAGAACCAATATTTCCATCAATTGATACAATAAGTGGTGCCATTAAAATGTATAAAGTTTTTATATATATTTGTTTAAAATATAATTTAAAATGTTATCAATTTTTTTTATAGTATTAATAAAAAAATATTATTAACAATAAAAACAATTTTAACACCTTTTTACATGTCAAACGCCAAATAGTTTTTTTAACTCTTTATAAACAAATTTCATTTTATCTTCATATATATTTTGATAATATTGCATTTGTTTATTATATTCTTCTTCTGTTATTTCACTTTGATTTAATTTTTTGGTTAATATTTGTTTTATTCGTGTGAATCCTAATTTATGTTCTATATCTGTAACTATATGATGGCATGATAAACACAAAATTTGACATTTATCTATTTCAGAATAAATGTCTTCAATATTTACACATTCATTAACCATGCTACATATACTATTACCTTTATTAAACATGTTTAAATGGTCATAATGATAGCGCTCTGAGATGTGGGTTTGTATGCTACAACAAATCTCACATTTTATAGTTTTATATGCTGTAATTTTTCCCCAAATTTCCTTACGATAATCTTCATATTTAGACCAACATGTATCACATATATCATTTCCTTTCCATATTCGGTGTGTATTTATTTGAATACACATTATATTTTTCTTACATTCATTGCATTTTTTTGATAACTGATTAATATTGGTTAAATATACATTTAAATTCATTTGTCTATTTAAAAGTTCATTTAACGGAATTTCATTATATAATGATTTACATAGATTTGGTGTAATATCTAATAATACGCTTAATTCAAGACAATTGTCTTCTATATTTTTGTCTTCTAAACAATCTTGGGATAAAATATAATTTTTTATTTTTTGTCTAAGTTTGTTATTTTTATCAATAACAATTTTACAATCAATGCTATTTGTGTTATGACCCAATTCATTACAATTTTTACATACCTTACGCTGCTTATCTTTAGGCGTTTTTTTTATTAATTCTTTCAATACATCGGTAAATTTATTTTCACTTATAATAGAGTTAAGTTGTTCTTTTTTTTCATGTTCTTTCATTCTTAATAATATTTCATTTTTAGTTTTTGAACTAACCCCTTTAATTCCCATTTCTTTACACTTTAAAAGCAAATCAGATTTATTCATTATAGTTATTTAATTTATTTGTAATAGTTAAAATAAAAGAGATAAATAATCAATTTTTTTTATAGTATTAATAAAATATTATACATAATTACGTAACCAATCTTCAGCTAAGAATTTTGCATCATCACTATAATAAAATTTAATTAAGTTTCGTAATTGGTGAGTTGGTTCACTATTTAAACGTTCATCTGATAAATCTGTATCTCGCGTAGTAATTTTTTCCCAACTATTTCTAAATTTCTGTAAATTCTTTATTAACTCTTCGCGCGTCATTGAACTTATTGTTTTGGTTAGTGGTTCATACATTCCTCGATAATTAGTAATTGGTTTACTAATTCTATCCTCTATGAGTTTTGTTGCTTTTTTTTTTTGACCTTTATCTAATAAATGATAAATTAATTCTAAATCATTACTTTCGATTGTTGAACCGCTCAATCTAAATAAGCCTTGAGCCATCTTTTCTTTTGAACCACTTGTTGTTACATTATGTTTTTTAAGTAGTTGTCTTAATCTATCTACTGAAATGTCATATTTTTTGCTTTTATGAATTGTATATTTTTTTGTTTGATTGTTTTTTTGATTTTTTGCTTTAATTATTTTTTTTGTTTTCTGTAATTTGTTTTCATTCACTTTTGACCACCGCTTACTATTTTTTGTTTGTATTATGACCCACATATTACCATCATTGCCTCGCTTTTTTGTTCCTAATGTAAAGTCATTTGCACTTTCTGATGGTGCTTTTCTTGTTGCCATTATTTATATATTATATTTTATATAACATACTAAAATAAATTTACAGAAAAAATGTATAGCAAATAATTATTAAACAATAGCATTTAAATATTTATTACTCTAAACTAATAATTATTAATTTTTATTTGAATTATGGAGTTTATTATTAGAGAGAATATTATTCCTTTTACAAATATAAACTTGGCTTTATTTATTTTATGTTATTTTAAACCTTACAATAATTATATAAAGTATGATAACTTATATAGTATAAGTTATTGTTGGAATCACATAATTTTTATAACATTTAATGGAGCATATTTTATAGATAACACAACTTTTAGGAGAATGGCAATTAGAAAAAGAATTTCACTCCCTCTTTTTCATATTGGAAATATAATATTACATAATTTACCATTTTTATATGTAAATATTTATATACCCAAGTGCGTTACATTACATCATTCATTTTTAGCATGTTTAACTAATTTATTATGGTGCTATTGGGCAACATTTGGAACATTTGATATTGAGCATGTTTATGTGTATATGAAAAAACGTGAGCAAATAACTTTATATATTATAAATATCACTTCAATACTTTATAATCCTTTGATTTACCATAGTAATAAATATATAAGAAATAATTTTGTGTATGTATAATATTTAAAAAAATAATATAAAGATTATTAGATAAGTTTAATTAATAGATTGCTACAATCTATTCATTTTTTAAGCATTGGTGCCCGAGTGGTCTAAGGGGTGCGACTCAAGTTCGCATGGTGAAAACCTCGTGGGTTCGAACCCCACCCAATGTAAACATTTTTTTTATTTTTATAAAATATTTCATATAAATATTTTATAAAAAAATTTTAATTTTGAATTTTGAATTTTTAATTTTTAATTATTTAATATATTATTTAATTGAAATGTCTAAATATAGGTCTTAAACTCATTTGACGTCTTAAACGAGGTGGTTCACTATTAGAACTACGTGGAGTTGGTGGCGGTGTGGTAACATAAGATTGTGTACGTTCAACTTGTGTAAATGCGGTATTCATACAACTTTTTTGCCTATTTACAACATTACCAACCGATCTATATGCTGACATACAATGTTCTTGTGTTTCACTATAATTAATAGCGTGACTTGGTAAAATACCAATTTTTGTTGCCTCTAAAATAGCATCTTGATTAGCGCCTAAGTAAAGTAATTCAATATTATATGATTTTTGTGCGCTGTCAATAAGTTTTTTTAAAGACTTCGCATCAAATTTTATACTACAATTTTCACAACCATCTGTAGCAACATAAATTAAACATTTGTCATAACAAGTTGGATTATGAAGTTTTTTTTCCATAAAATAAGTTATAGTAGAACCAATAGCATCATATAATGCTGTTTGTCCTCGTGGAACAAATTGTCTTAATTCAATTGGTCTAACCTGATTAATATTTAATGATCTAATTAACATTTTTTCTTCATGGTCAAATAATTTAATAGATACATTTACTTGCTCGTTTGGTTTTAAATCTTGCTTAATAACTTCAAATGAAGAGTTTACTCCACCAATAGTATCTTGCTCTTTACCACACATAGAACCTGAACGATCAATAATTGCCACAACTTCTTGGATAAATAGTGCCATATTATATAATGTTAATGTTAATAATAAATTTAATAAAATAAGTAATCAATTTTTTTTAATTTAATATTTTTATTAAATAAAAGTTACTTTGCTTAAAAAAAAATTGATTACTAATTTTTAATAATTAATAATCAATATTTAATAAAAAATGCTAAAGCAACAAATGCTAATTGAAAAAACTAATTATGAACCCCATCTTAATATTGAATTATTGACTGGAGCATTTATAGAAAATAAATTTAAAAGCATATGTAAAACAACTATTTATGATGCTTATATTAATGAAATTTTAATAATTGAATATTTGAAATATAGACTTGCTAAAGATCCTGAAACATTTACAGATATACTATTTACTATAGATTTGCCATTTGTTCAAGATTATATTGAACATATAAAACAAGTTAGCATAACTTGTGAAGACATTCCTGTAATAACTTATGTATATAATACATTATTGCGCGAACCAGGAGATAGGGAACTATGGCCACACGATAAAGCATCATTAATTCTTGATAAAATACATTGCTTCTTTGATATTGATGAAGACAAATTAGCAAATGAATTAGTAGAAGTAATAAGTGAAATTTATTATGATACATTGTGGTAAGCATAAAGCGTAAAGCGTAAAACAAATTGCTAAAAAAAATTGATATAATAACTTTTTTTACTTATTTTATTATTAACTAAAATGATTTATGAGTATTATGCTTATGATGTTTACAATCAATTATTGAAAAATAGTTATAATTTTATTAATAAAAGTTGCTTAGATATTGGAACAAGAAATGGAGCCAATTGTGAAAATTTAGTAAGAGTTGGTGCCTCAAGTGTAGTAGGTATTGATATAAATTCCTCACGCTTTGATGAGATGTCGAGTAATAATAAAATCACACTTTTAAAGCAAGATTTATTAACAATGGATAATTCTAATAAATTTGATGTAATTACATGCTTTTTATGGAATATGCCTTATTTACAATATAATAATGTAATGAATAAAATTAAAGAACTCTTAAATCCAGACGGATTAGTGTATATAGGTATTGTTGATGAAGTCTATAAATGCGATCCGCCCGGACCACATAGTGTAAATATTGTTGAATTATTAAAAAAACATTTTAATAATACAAGAATTTTAGATAAAAAAAGTATTCAGTGGTTAATAGAAGCTAAAAATCCATGTTAATTAAATAAAATGATAACAATTTTTAGAGCAATAATAAAATTTACTTTGTTTTTTATAAAAATCGTGCTGTAGTTTATATTTTTTATTACAAACATGACATTTTATGTTTGTTAAATTATTGACTAAGTATATTACATCCTCATTTAAGAGTAATATTTTAAATTTATAATTCTTTGTTTTTAATTTTAAAAACATTACAAAAATAATAGTAATAATATATTTATATAATTTTTATAATGTATTTTATGTGGCAAATTTTTCTTCTATTTTTGTTATAAATAATTCTAAATTTGTTTTTAATAATGATGATGTGGAACATAATGCTTTTAATGTATTTCTTTTAGAACCTGACTTTTTATCATATATTAAATAATATTTATTGGCTTGTGATTCGTGTTTTCTAATACTAATATATTTTGGCAATAGTATTGAATTTTTATTATTTTGTAAAATATTAGAAACTTGTAGTTCGCTCTTTATAACTTGTTTTGTTTCATTATTTTCATTATTTTCATTATTTTCATTATTTTTCTTATAAACTTCATATTCTTCTTCAATAATTAATAACATTTTTTTAACTTCTTCTAATTTATCCAATATATTTATTTTATTTGATTTGGATGATACATATAATTTATTATGTATATTGTGAGGATGTTTTTCTATTTTAAAATATTCTCTATAACATTTATTTTTTTGGTCATAACATTCTTTATAATAATTAACATAAATAGGTATACTAGATTGTTCTATATTAGTAGGTAATTTTACAGCATTGTGCTTTCTTTCACGTTTGCCTTCTTCTTTTGTTATTGTAATATTTGATAAATCATTCATTTATACTAAAATAATACATTAAAATATTACGGATTTTGTTAAATATAACCAAAATAAAATTCCTACTATTGCCTTAGTAGTTAAGTCTAACATATTGTATCCTATTAGTTTGGTTGCTTCATTTGTTTGATAAAATACTCCATATAATGACCATAAACCAACGTATAACCAAAAAATAAATTTAGATTGATATGTTACTTTCAAAGATGTCATAAAAAGTTTCCAAATAGTTCCAAATGTTAAAAAAAAGAATATAAAACCTATAAGATTTGCCAAAGTCCTATTTAGTAAACCTATTTCTCCACTATATCCAAAACCCAACATCAAAAGATTAAAAAATAAAACTAATAAAAATGGTCTAAACTTTACTTGTATTTTATTTTCATAACCCAATAACATAGAAAGTGCTAATAACATAAAAGGAGTAGTAATTACCCAATCAGAATAACGCATATTATTAATTTTTTCTAAAGGTAGGTCGTCAACCGAATTAATGTTTTCGTCTTTTACTAACTCATTTTTTGATTGAACATTCTTTTGTGTGTTATTTATTTGTTCTATAAATAATCCATAAAAATAACTGGCAATAACTGAAATACACGTTTCTAAATTCAAAATATGACGAACTTGTGGGATTGGACTTCGTAATGCTTCAATAAATGTAATTACAGAAGTAGTAATTAAAAAAATATATGTAATATAAAAACTATTTATTACTAAAGATGTATTCATATTAATGTATTTAGTATAGTATAGTATAATATAATAAAGTAATAAAGTAATAAAGTAATAATTTTTTATTGAATAGCAATAAAATATTATTAAGAACTGAAAAATAACTAAGCAAAATTATTTAATTCGAGTAAGCTAAACCACCCATACCCGACATGATGCGGAGGACGTTGTAGTTGACAGCATAAACGCGGACTTTGGCAGTGCTTACACCTGAAACGGTGGCATTAGATAAAACTAATTGTAAAGTGGCATTGTCAATACGCGAGAAGTTGCATGTGCCAGATGGCTGGTGTTCTTCAGGTCTTAAGGCGAACGAGTAAACATTAATACCGGTGTCTGGAGCACGAGTGTGGTGCTGGAAAGGTTGGACTAAGTCGAAATATGTGCCTTCACGCTCAGAAAATCTGTCTTGGCCATTTAATTGTAATTTGGCAACAACAACTGGATTTTCACCCCAGCAGTGCATATCTAAAGCAGTTTCGGCTAAAACGAAAGTGCCAGCATCCGAAACACCCGACTCTGAAGCATTAGTAGCACCACCCC